GCAGGCGCTGAGGCTGTTTCACGTGAAGCGCCATTGGCCGGAAGTCCGAAGGCCCGCGACCACAGGTCAGACGCGCCGCTCTGCATCCGCGTCGTGTCACGATCGACGCCGCGCTTCATGCCCGCGCCAAGCAGTACCGGCAGAAGCCCGCTCTGCCCGAGCAGCCCTTGCGCAACCTGTTTGCGACGGTCCAGATCATCGGGCGAGACAAAGCCGTCAGCCCCGCCGTAGTTCTTGAAATCGCCGCCAAGAAGCAGTCCGAGAAGCCCTGCCATCGCTAGACCTTTCGATAATCTACGGCAAAAAGGCCGCCGCGCGTTTTCTTCACGGCGGACGGCTTCACGCGTTTAATGTCTTGCGCCATGACGCCGGTCTGTTTCGGAGAACCGGCGGGAGCGCCCTTGTAACGGAAGCTGTAAAGCCCAACGTCCTCATCGGTGCCCGCCACCTGATGCGTGCCGATGCGCTGCTTGTCCTTCTTCGCCCGCTCATCGGACAGGAACAAGCCGCCAAGCGTGCTGATGCCGGTCCACAGATTGCTGTTGTTCGCCGCCGCCGCCTGCTGGCGCTGCTGATCGTAATTGCTGATGATCGAGGCGTTGTTCGTCGTCGGAATCTGCCCCTCGTTGGCCCCGAGGAAATTCGGCTGCGAAACCTGGCTGCCGCTCATCAGCGCCGTGATTTCATTGATCGGCTGGTTGCGCTGCGCCAGCGCCGATTGCAGGCCGGTGTTGTAGCTGTCGAGCAGGAACTGGTTCTGCGCGTTCTGGTTCGCCGTGCTCTGGCTTTGCATGGCGCGGTCGTAGGCTTGCGAGCCTTCCTTGATGCCCTGTGCCGCAAGCCTTGAGCGCAGGCTCTCGTCCGCGTTGGCGAGGTTCTGATCGTTGACCTTGTGATAGAGGTCGTTCGCCCAGCCAGTGTGCGCCGTTTCGTCATAGCTGAACGGCTGCGACATGTAATCTTGAAGGAATGAGGACTGGTCATTCGCCAGCGTCGAAAGATTGAGCTTCGCGGCGTCCTGCTGGTCCTTGATCGCCTGCTGGCTCGCCGAAAGCGTGGTGTCCCGCGTGAAGGTCGGGATCGTATAGTTTTCCTTCGTGTACGGATCATACATGTTGTACGATCCGGTCTGCGTCACCTTCGTGCTGCCGTCAGGGGTGTTCTCCTGCACGTTGTTGAGCATGGCATTGGCGATTGCCGTGGACACATTGGTCCCGGTTGTCGCCGCCGATGTTTCGTGCGGATCAGTGGGTTCTGGAGCCTTGTCGCCCATCAGAGCCTCCTTCGTAATTCCTGTGAAAGCCGTTCGCCCGCCAGTCCTCGACCGTGAGCGTGCTGATCAGTCCGTCCGCATCCCTGCCAAACATCCGGGGCAGGCGCACTGTCTTGAAGCCATAAGCCCCGAGCATCCGCGCCAGAGCCTTGTCCTCTGGCTTGTGGCGCATCACCACCATCTGGCAGCCAAGCTTGTTGAAGGGGAATGCGAACAGTTCAAAAAGCACTTGCCGCGTCAGCCAATGCCTGTCCGTAGATGCCCCGCTGATCTCGCAGACGCCATTTTCCTTGCGCCAGTCATGATAGCAAAACCCGCCGACAATCTGGTTGGCGTCATCCGCAACGCCGATGGAATATGAGCCTTCCGGCAGTCCGCCCGGCCCGACGTGGGCGATATGTTCCGCGATGAAATTGCGCACCGGCACCGAAAGCCCATAGACGCACTTCACGCCATCACCGCTCCGGCCTCGTACAGAACGTCAATCGCAATAATCTCGATCTCGGGCTTCACAACGCTGCCGCAGGTGATTTGCACATTGGGCGCAATGGCAAAACCTTCGCCGGCAACCGCCACCCAATCGGTCTGGATCGCCTGCACGCCGCCACTATCCCACACCGCAACATCCCAGAGGCCCGCGTCCCACGCGTCACCGACGAGTTGCGTGGCGACCGATGGATAGCTCTCGAGGTTCTGGCCATAGTTGGTCGAGATCGACACCGTGGCGTTGAAATTGGTCGATGCCCGGAACGTGCCGCGCGCCATGCGCACCGATTTTTCAACCGCCGAGGAGCCAAGCGATTCATGCAGGCCCACATAGGCGACCTGATAGTTTGCTCCCAGGTCGGAGCCACCGCTTTCGGCCTCGCAGACCAGTCCATCCGCCGTGCCGATGTAAAGCCTGCCGTTGAACTCGATGCCGCATGTTGCCTTCCAGCCCGTATACCGGCACCACGCCCCGCTTTGCAGGTTGACGACAAGCTGTTCCCATTGCTGGCCGCCCGTCGCCGGGATAATTACGATGCCCATATTGAGCGCCGCAACCTTCACCACGGACCAGTCGCCCAGCCGGTTCGCCACGTAGTTCCGCCAGAGCGGCATGACCTGACGCGAAACCGTGATGGCCGACAGCGAGGCCACGTCCTTGGACATGGCCACCGAAAGCGGAATGTCGCCCAGCTTGGTTGCGATCAGCACGTCAGACCCGGCGCGCATCGCCACAAGCCTGCCCATCGGCTCCCCAATGTAGCACTGGCCCACCTTGAGCCATGTCGAAGCGTCATCCGGGCTGATGCCAGTATAAACCGCAACTTCGCCCTGATCGGTGACGAAAGCGCAGAACTCTGTGACGCCAGCGCCGCTGTCGAAGCTGAAACTGGTGCCGAACACCAGCTTGCCGCCGCGCTCAAAAATAGCGCCGAGATTAAGTTCCGTCGCCGCCCCGCCAATCGCATCGACGCCGAGATACCATGCGGAAAGCGTGTTCTTCTGGATGAACCAGACATGGCTTTGATAGCCCCACACATGGCAAAACAGGTTGCCATTGGTGCCCGGCCCTCCGGTGATGCCAGGCGACGTGCTCCAGCTTGAGCCATCGAACAACTGGCGCTGATCGCTGCCGTTCACGGCAATGAGAAAATTGCCGCCCGCATTCGTGAAGTTGAGGCAGGACCAATCCCCGCTCGTCGTGCTGGCAAGAGAGGCCGCCGGAATGACATTGGGATCAACAGGCGAGGTCACATCATAGACATTCGTCGCCGTGGCCGCGAACAGCGTTTGCACGCCGCCGGACTGGTAGGACATGAAGGCTTTGACGGCCTCCGCCGTGGCGATCCGGCCCCGCTGCGTCAGGCCGCCGCGCGCCTTGGCGCTTTGGTCCTGCGGAAAGATGTTGTCCAGCACCAGTGCCCCGCCCGGCTTTGCCATGGCGATGTTGTCGGCCAGCGTGAGCCCACGCGAGGGAGCCGCGAAGGTATAGGGTTGCGTCGTCGGCTGGGCCAGCGGTTCGCCGTCCTGTTGCGATGGCAGCCGCGCCGGGAGGATGTTCACATATACCCCCGATCAGCCGCCAGTTCGCGCTTAAACTCCGCCTCGAACTCGCCCATGATATCGTCGGCCTTGAGGCCCTTGGCGCGCTTGAACCGCCACAAGACGCCCTTGGCCATCAGGATATCTGAGAACAGCGGCGCGTCGTCATCGCTGGCGATTTGAAAGGCGCGGCCTGCGGGGCCATCGAGCCAATTCTTGCAGATGTAATGCGCCGTGATCGATTCACCCAGGAGAGGTGCTGCCAGCAATTCCAGCGCGCCATTGCGGGCGAAAAACAGGTCTTCCGTGGCACCTCCTGCCTTCAGCGCGTTCCAGATATCGGCCGATTTGACGGCGGCATAGGGTGCGGACTGGTAGTTATCTCCCTCGCGGATCACGGCCCCGCCGCGTACCAGACGGTGAAAATCATCGGGCAGAATGATCGACGTGCCTGCGTTGATGCTGGTTTCCTGCCAGAGCTTCGACCACTCCGCGCGCTGCATGATTTCCTCGCCCGCCTCATGGGCATGGACGATCAGTTCCTTCGCGGTGCGTCCGGTGTTGGCGGCATAGCCGTTTTGCGACGGCAGGCCAGCCTCGTAACAGACGCGATCAAGGATGGTCTTGATGCTCACGGCTTCGCCCCGCGCGGGATCATGCGAAGATCGGAATAGCGGCGCGTGCGGTCGAGACTTTCATAGGCGGTGATTTCGGCCTCGGCCAGTTTTGACGCCGCAGCGCCCTTGTCGCCGCTGTCATCGCGCCCCGACGCCACGGCCCAGCCGTAGATTTCAGCGAGGACGCCATAGAGATAGATCAGTGGCGCATCGGTCAGGAGAAAGTTCTGCGGATTGTTGTTGGTGAGCGCCGGGATGGCCCCGTAATAGTTCACGCTCAACGGCACGATGCCCGCCGGGCGCACGGTCAGGACATTGCCGGAAATGACATAGGACACCGCGCAGCCGCCGCGATTGGCATAGAGGTCAGCGGCGGCTTCAGGGCTGATCTGCTTCATCACATTGCCGGATGTGTCCTTGACGATGCGCTGCTCCAGAAAGTCGGACGGCAGCGAGGCGCAACCATCCGCGTTTGTGGTCAGCGTGCAGCATTTCTCCATGCCGCCGACGCGCAGGCGCTTGTTGAGGCGCTGCTCGACAAATGCCACGAAGCGGGGAAACATCTGGGCGAAGTCGTCACGCCCTGAATATTCCCCGGCCATGAACAGCAGATCGTGGTATGTGCCGATGCCTTGCGTCATCAGAGCTTGGCCTCTGAGGTCCGCCATGCGCGGTTGTCGCTGTCATTGAAGAAGCGCGAGACGTACTTGTCGTCGCCTTCATCATGCGCCCGCGCCAAGCCGCTGGAATGGTAAAGCTGGAGCGGAATCGACGCGACATGGTGATAGTCGCCGAACCGCTTGCCCGCCACGTCGCCACGGATGGCCGCGTTGGTTTCGATGGCGGTATCCACGGGCTGGATTTCGCGGATGACCTCACGGCCCCGCTCGTCCCACATGACCCATGTGGACTTGCCGGAATGCGGATTGTAGTTCAGCAGCCGCCA